TTTATGACTATTTCAGAAGATGAGATAGGTGAGGAGATGATTATTTGTACTAAAAATATTAAAAAAATTAAAAAGATAGGTACTAGAGATTTTTTAGTAAAAGAATTTGTTTATGACAATTACTAAAACCAAACACATGAAGGAACACATGAATAAGATGGCAGAGTTTGGGTGCTTGATATGTCATAAAATGGGATTTCCTAAATCACCCTGTCAATTACATCATATAAAAAATTTTAGAGGTATGGGAAAGAAATCTAGTAATTATGAAGTAATTGGATTATGTCCAGAACATCATACGGGGAAAACGGGCTATCATTATTCACCTAAAACATTTAATGAAAAATGGGGTAGCCAAAAAGAATTATTAAAAGAAAATTTAGAATTAGTAAACTGCTGTAATAAATGTAATTAATTTTTATTTATTAAACACTATAATCATTGTCTGGATTTTTATCGGAGTTAATTCTGGCATGACCTTTTAATTGTTTTTTAGCTAAAGTACATTTATAAAAATATTCTGGCTTATAATAATCAAACATATATTTTGTAAAAAATACACAATCTTTTAAAAATTGTTTTTTATTTACTGCCCAACCTTGAATATTGCCTTTTTTTATATAAGTAGCGGTATAAAATTTAATTTTAGGTTTTCTTTTTAGTTTTGGTTTTTCTTTAAGTTTAAATTGTAGAACATTACTCATATTATCCTCTCTATTTATCTTTATTAGTTATTGTATGTTTTAAAATTGTAGTAGTAGGGTTAAAATCTTTAAAACACCCAACTAATGAAATACCTACAATAATAAATAACACTATTATAATTGTCTTACTTATTCTGGATATATATTTTTGTTTATAAGGCTTTCCAAATATAATCATTGTTTAATCTCAATATTTATATGGTTATGGTCAAGTTCATTTGAAACCTCAACCCAATCAGCTTTTTCAATAGCCTCATCTTTAGAGTTAGCCTCAACCTCACACTCGTAAGTGATTACTTGATAGCTTGTATCTGTTAATTTATATTTTGGCATTATTTTCTCCATCTTCATCTTCTTCTAATGATTTTTCTACACAAGTATCATGTATGCAATAATCCTCTTTTAAATCACAACCTAAAACAATTGTCGCATAATCATAATCTAAATGTTCACCGCATACATTGCATAAAAATTGTATTGTCATTTTTTACCTTTCTTTATTTGTAAATGTAAATTGACTAAATCGCTTTCCTTCTCAATAAAGCCTTTTTTAATCATTTGTTTTGCTAATTGGTTTTGTGTCAATTCAGTAGTGCCGTTCTTACTTTTAAGATTGGCCAATACATCAACGAATTTATCTAATATACCATTAAGGCGATTTATATAAACAATCTCAATATTACCTTTTAATTCAACCTTAATTAAATCTAATCTAGTTATGGCATAATTAAGGTCTTTAATCTCATTATCTAAAGACTTTTTATTATCTTCAAACTTTTTAGCTTTGTTCATACTATGCAGTTCAAAGTGTTCTGGTGTTAGTTGCGTCATGTTATCCTCTCTATTAGTTGATTAATTATCTTTATGTATTGGTGGTAGGTCTTTTCCATCAATAATTTTTAATATTGCCTCTTTTATAAAATCGGTACTATTTTTTTTTCCATTTTTTCCATAAATATGGTGAAAATTAGCCCAAAATATTAAAAAATAAGTAGAGATTATATGATCGCAATTTTTTGTATTAAATATTGTGTTATAGCCATCTATATAATCTTGTACATTTTTCCTTACATCTTCTTGAAGTTTAAAAAATAAATCATCTTTTTTAAATTCACTTGAAAGTTCTTTTTTCATATCTCCCTTTGATTTATTTTTATGTTCTTTTATTTCTTTAATTATTCCATTTAAGTAATTATCCATATTATCCTTTTTGTTATTGTTGAGTAAAACCATCAAACCAATTTTTGCCTCTAGTGTCTTCTCTACTGCACCAAATTTTTGCGTCTGCAAGGCTCAAACCTTTTCTGATAACTTTTTGATTGCCGTTTTTTCTAAATCTAATTATTTTATATTTTACTGTCATTATATCCTTCTCTGTTTTAGTTGATCCTCAACCCAATTAAATCGCCCCTTCATATCCATTCTAGCAAGTCCAATCGGTATCGGTGTTTTTGCCATTTTTACGAGGCAATCAAAATATGACCGCCCCGTAATTGTTTCATTTTTAGTTTTTAAAACATAAACCCCCTTTGTTATTTTAAAACTGTATTTACTCATCAAACCCCGCAATTTGTTTCAAATCGTCTAGCATATCCCCGCTATCATCTAAATCGTCACGAGATAGCCCAAGATTATCTAAAAAATCATCTTCTTTTTGAGTTAATTCGTCTTTAGGCTCAATTATTTTAGGCTCATTAATTTTAATTGATTGCTCTAACATTCTCATCTCCTTTATATTTTTGCATTAAATTAAACAAAAAACCCTCATCTAATAAAAAATACTTTTTATCACTAAAGCCTTTTGTTTTTAACCAATCCCTCTCAAAGATTTTTACATATAAATTTTTATCTTTTAGAGTGATTTCATATCTGTAGTCAAGATCGCCAAACTTGTCCCAATGTTCAGCTAGTCTAAAATCACCACCACCTTTCTGCTTATTACTTGCAATAAATGACGCACTAAACTCACAAGCCTCAAAACGAGGCAACTCCCAAGCATAAGGCAAGGCATTGTTTAAAAATTCCATAGCCCCACTGGGATAATTATCCCAATGTTTAAAAACATGGTGCGTTTTTTCAGTATCATCAATAAATGTATAAACTGCTCTAGTACCCATATTAAACCCCCCTTTGTATTATTAGTTTTTTAGTAATAAATTCAATTTTTCTAATTCCAATACCATTTTTGTATGAAATAACTTTGTAAGGTATAGGGCTTTCTAGCCCCACCTTAATAGCTTGTTTTATATATTCTCTCCAATTCATTTTTTATCACTCCATAATCTCAACCCTATTAATCCAAATAATATTCCCAGAAAAAATAGTTCATATAATAATTGTTCAGTCATTTTTACCACTCCTTTCTAGTGTCTGGTAAAATATGGATAACATTACCCACAATAAAACCATCATATAATTTGTTATAAAGTTTAGTAGCCAAAACATTTTTAGGTTTATTTTTTAATCTACCTTCCTCGTCAACTAATAAACAACCATGACTTTCAAGATCATGCATTTCAACCCAACCACCAACATGATCTTGAGCCTCTTTAAGAGTTGGCTCAACATCTTCATAAACAGTTAAACAAGCATTGTCATTATTTCCGTGTACACTTACAATTGACATATATTCTCTCCTATTGATTTAATTAACATAGGTTAATATTTAAACATTATCAAATAACTGTCAAGCCATAAAATAAATTATTATTTGTTCATGTATTGTTCTTTTAAAAACTTTAGGTTATAATATGCTAAATATGATTAGAAACCTTACAGATAAACAAAAACTGTTTATTGAATACTTTAGTTCAACGGGCAATGCGACTGCCTCATGTATCAAGGCGGGATATTCCAAAGCAACGGCGGAGCAACAAGGATATGAGTTGAAAAACAAACTTCAAGACGAGATAGAAACCGCTACTAAAAAAATATTAAGCAGTTCAGTCCCAATAGCTGTAGAGGTATTAACTAAATTGGTGAGTGACCCTAAAATCCCGCCTTCTACTAGACTTCAAGCGGTGAACTCTTTACTTGATAGAACGGGCTACCAGACTACTACGAAGATCGAGGACGTGACGCATAGAAAGACAGATCAAGAACTCCGGGCGGAATTAGATCATCTTATTAATACTCTAGCAATCAATAAGAACGAACTCAATTAAACAGTAAAAGAGAGAGCAAGACAAGAGCATAAGAGATAAGACAAGAGATAAACAACAGACATAAGGCAAGACAATAGAAGTCTAGGTATAAGGCAAGAATACCCTTTACATCACACACACACGCACACACGAGGGCAAACAGGCTTGATCTGGTACAATTCCCCCATGTTCCCTATGTAATAGGTGTGACAGCTCTACGTCACGCATAGAGAAGATCATCATTTCTTAAAAATAAAGAGGTTTTAACACCCCCCTACCCCCCAAACTTCACTTTGCCTATAATAATAATGCTTCCTTTCGCCCAGCGGGGAGTATTTGTTAATATTAACCAAAGTTAATAGGTTGAATAATGATAAAAAGTAAACTATGTAAGGGTATGCGTAAGTTTATACAAATAGTTAAACCGAATGCTTTGCTACACTTTCAAAAGGGTAACTATGTATATAGGTATGTACTGGTTGATAGATACGAAGTTACTAAAACAAATCATAATGGCTTTGACGATAAAGAACATATGACCACCGCAGAAATTTTTGAGTTAGCAACACCTAGGAAGCTACGCAGAAAATATATACAAAAAGATAAATAATGCTATAATTATATTATGGCTAAACAAAATTTTTCAACTTATACTCCTAGAGATAAGCCACCTAAAAGGCCTCGTAGGCATAGTAAGTCGTTAAATAAAAGCTCAACATTTAAGAGGTATAATGGCCAAGGTAGATAAATGCACTAACTGTCATCACGATTGTCATTGTAAAGAGGAACTTCATGCAGATGAGTATGGGGTATGTACTTGTGAGTATTGTAATTGTAAAACAAAAGCTGATGATAAAACTTGGGAAAATGAGGTTGAATACGAATAATGGAGACTGATAGGATGAATTATTATTTTACAGGAATATTGATTATAATGATCTGTTTATTGGCTGTCTTTGGTGGGCCAGTAAGATGAAGACAATAGTGTTATTTATATATCATTGGTCAACTAAATTAAGTTCTTGGTCGTGGCAAAAACTTTATAGTGATAGAAAAACTGGTTTAGGTTATAAAAATGAGAGATAACAAAGTAATTGAAAAATATTTAAAAGACAACTATAAGAAAATTATTGAAATGAGTTTGTTTAAAAATTTAAAAAAAGAAGTAAATACAGGTGCTAATGGCACACAAAGCTATGTAATTAAAAAAGGAATTAATAAAGATAAAATAGCTAAAAAATAAATGGAAGACCTTTTAGAAAAAGCTGTACATATAGCAAAAGAATTAGAAAGGAGAGAATCCACTAATCGTTTAGAACGATATGCTCCTTATGACTACCAAAAAAAATTTCATAATTCTAAAGCAACACAAAGATTATTAATGGCGGGAAATAGGGTCGGTAAGTCTTTTAGTGGGGCAATGGAAATTGCATATCATGCTACAGGTAAATACCCTGCATGGTGGGAAGGCAGAAAATTTGATAGACCAGTTCGTATATGGGTCGGGGGAGTTTCAAATGAAACTACAAGGGATGTCTGTCAAAAAGAACTTACTGGTCAGCCAGATGATCCATCTGCGTTTGGCACAGGCTCTATTCCCTTAAAGGATATTGGAAACACAGTTAGAAAAGCTGGTGTACCAAATGCATTAAGTTCATTAGTGGTAAAACATAAATCTGGCAATTATTCTAGAATAGGTTTTAAATCTTATGATATGGGTAAAGAAAAATGGATGGGTGAAGCAGTTGATGTTGTTTGGTTAGATGAAGAACCACCACAAGGTATATATTCACAATCATTAACAAGAACAGCTGATAAAGGTGGCATTGTTTTTATGACTTTTACTCCAGAACAAGGGATGACAGAAACAGTTGCACAGTTTGTAA